CTAGGCATAAGTTTATATACAATGATCTGGGCCTAACTATTTCTGCATATCTTCTAACTGATTGGAGTATTTCCGGAGTGATCTTATACTTATTACATACAGCCTCCATAATATCTCGGAGCAGTATTCTTTCCTCGCTTGTTTCTATTTTTTTAGGCTCATACTTGAGCTGTCCTCGTAACAATTCCAATTCCTCCTGGAGCTTTTCAATTCGATGCTCCATATTAAATACTTTATTCTTGAGTGTTGTTTGATCTCTTTCTTTCTTTTCTTTTTCAGTTACCGGAGCTTTTATTACTTGATATGGTCGAGTATCTACTATCATTTATCTTCTCCTTTTCTTTTGTTATAACCATCAACCCAATCTTTACGATGAAGTTTATCCCATTCTGTCCAGGCCCATGAGTTTAATTGACCAGACCAGCCCTGTATCCACAGGAGTATATCCATTTTTAATTTTCTCATAGAACTACCAAAGATCTTGTTCATTTTTCTAAATATCTCCAATGTCCTAATATTCTTTTTCTTCTCTTATCGTTACTAGCTTTAGCATCAATAAAATGTTCATAACTTTTTCTTTGTTCTTTGCTTAATTTTTTCTCAATCCACACTTTGCGAAACTTTGCATTATTATTATGTCCTATGTTATATTTTGGACACCATTTTTTAATAAGAATTTTCTCCCATTTTTTACTTAAATAATCTGAATGACTTTCAATATAACGATAATGAGTATATTTTTTATAAGGAGTATCATCCCTTGATCTCTTGCCTTTATGTGCAACTAATCTTGAATTAAGATGTAATGTTTGTCCTATGTATATTAAGATTTTATTAAGAAATAAAAAATAGATATAGTAATTTTTAACATCTCTACTAATAAATTTGTTTGAGTTAAGCCTCATTCTTCTTCTTCCATATCTCCCTTGCAATAATCATCATAATTAATTTGATAGGTAGCTGGGGGTTTTTTATATTTTGTAAAAACCAATCTCCAAATCCAAGACCTAGTGATAGACACAACTGTAAATATTAAAGCAATCCCCATACTATCTAAAATTGATGGATGTAAATCGAAGAGTGGAAATACTAGCAACTGTATTAGAATTGCTAAAATGAAACCGCTACCAACATCAATGAAACTTTCAATTAGACTTCGCATTAAGATTTCCACCATATCACTAAAAAACAAACTGCTACTAGAACCAAGGCAAAGTAAAAGCTATCTATAAAATTATAAGGTAGTCCAATCATTTTTTAGGATCCTTTTTAAAATCAACTACATTACCTGGTTTCTTTTTCTTTGATTTCTTATTCCATTCATCCCAGGCTTTCCGGCCCACTATTTCTTTTACTTGCTCTGGTTTAAATTCTTTTAACATCACATCAATGTTCCAATTAGGCCTAACACCAAATCTAATGGGCCATTCTGAACTCTCTTTTTTTGGTTGTGTTTTCTTCTGCTGGTGTTCTTCTACCAACTTGATTAGATAGTTGATATAGTTCTGTGCTTTTTTTAAATCAACTAAACCATCCTTGAACCTCCACCTGGAGATGTACTTCACAATGTTACCTTCATTGTAGCCCAGGTTATTTTTAGTTATATAATCTCTTGGTTGTATTGCTAATTGATTATAGTGTTTTGGATCTATTGGATCTGACATTTTTATTTCCCTTAAATTGATAGTGTGGTTTTGAATTTAGCACCAATTCAACTGCATCTGCGATGAATTTAGCCATAGATACTCGATGTTTTCGAGCCTCTTTTTTCAGATTTTCTTTCAATTTGGTTGAAATCTTCAGATAAACAGGGGTTAATTGAGGTTTCATTTTATTTCCTTTTTTTTTATTTTAAGTATTGACATATATATATTTAATATATATCTATATACACATGAACAATACAAGACCAACAACAGGAAATATACTAGGAGGAAATATGGTTAATGATTGGATCTTCTATACAGTTAAAAGAGAGTATAGAAAAAGATGGATTATTAAAAATGGTAAAGAAGTTGAATACCATCCAACAATACCAAATAAAAAAGATTTGGTTTTTAAATTACTAGATCTAGCTCAAAAATCTTTAAAGGTTAAAATCATACATATTAAAGATCAAGATAGAGCAATAAATCGAGTAGCACCAAGTGGTCAAAAAACTCATCATAAAAGAATGATCCCTGTTTATAGAGGTTATAAAAAAACTTATCTTAAACAGAAACAAAGTGTTGAAGAGGCTATCGAAATCTTAAAAGTAATATTTAAGAAGGAGTGGAACTAATGAAATATGTAGCTTACTATAGAGTATCAACTCAAGACCAAGGCAAAGATGGTTATGGTATCCAGGATCAAGAGAGTGTTGTTAAAAGATATGTTGGCAATAATGAATTGATTGCATCTTTTAAAGAAACTGAAAGTGGATCTAAAAGTGATAGACCGGAACTACTAAAGGCCCTGGCATTATGTAAAAAAGAAAAAGCAACATTGGTTATAGCAAGATTAGATAGACTTGCTCGTAACTTATACTTTGTTGCTAAATTACAAAACAGTAAGATTGATTTTGTTTGTTGCGATATACCAGATGCTAACAAATTTACTATTCAATTACTTGCTGCTGTAGC